CCTCGCGGGCCCCCCACGTTCTACGGAACACTCCGATAACTGAAAGGTTGTGTACTTATGCCATCCCGTTATATAGAAAGACCAACTTTGCTTGGGGGCTATTACAATGGCTCCACGAGGACCGGTGACATCATAGGGGTAACCCATATTGATGTTTCGACTCTCGTCTCAGATGGTCATTACGGGTATCCGGACTTTCCTCCACTCCGCAATGTTGGCGGTGCCTTTATAAGGTACGGCCAGACTGTGGATAGAGGTTTATCAGGAGCGGTACATGCATGGCGCGGTGGTTCTCTAAAACAGAGCTACCAAGGCCACTTCATGTGTCCTACTGTCGGCAGTACAGGTTCTGAACCTGCATTTGACGGCAGTTCCTGGGGTCCTATGGCATATAAGAGGATGAAACCTACTAAGCCGCTCTTCGACCTTGCTCTCTCCATTGGAGAGATTAAGGATTTACCGAAGATGTTATTTCGGCTTAAGGAGATGTTCGACATTAACAATCTGAAACAGTTAGGCAATTATCACCTAGCTCTTCAGTTTGGTTGGATGTCTCTCCTACGCGAGACCAAAGCGACTGTTGAATTTCAACAGAAAATCTCTGAACGTCTCAAGTGGCTCCTCAGACACAATGGAAAGCCGGTTCGGCGAAAAGTAATTCTCGCAGAATCATCAACTGAGCCAGTAATTTCCTCTGGATCTGCTTACGGGGCTTTAAATCCCGTTCTCAGTACCCAGTTTTATCGGAAAGTACCAGAGTATCAGTTGAAGACGTGGGATGAGACAAAAATCTGGGCTTCTGCCCGATTCCGATATCATCTCCCGCCAGGCCCAAGGGATGTAGAGTGGACGAAGAAGATGATGTATAAGCTCTATGGAGCTCGTCCATCACCCGCAACCGTCTACAATCTCATACCTTGGTCGTGGCTGATCGACTACTTCTCTAACTTAGGGGATATCATTGATAACCTCGACGTCGGAGTTGCAGATCGATTAGCAGCGGATTATTTTTATTTGATGTCGGAAACCAGTCGTAATCGAAGGCAAGAAGCCATCGGATACTTCTGGGATCCAGCATTAAATCCAATAACCGTTAGCACGACCTCGTCCGCCAAACGTTTCCGAAAAACGCGTTTGAAGGGCGATCCTTTTGGTTTTGGCAGCAATCCAAACGATTTGTCTGCCATGCAGTTATCTATACTTGGGGCATTAGGTTTGTCTCGATTATAGAATCTGTACAATACAAGTTTTTCTTGTACAGCGTAAAATAAAGGAGCTTCTAATGCTTGCTGATCCTCAGAGCGTCACTATTAATGCCGTTGCGACATCCTTGCCGCGGGTCTCACCTTTGAGTCCCACTGCAAATCAGTACGTTTCGGCTGACGCTAAGACGACTTTGACCACGAAGCAAAATACTACTGCTAAGCGGTTTCGTCGTGAAGTCCGTCTGTCGCAGACTAAAATTGCGGCAGATCCCATTTCGGCTGTAAATGCCGAAGCGGGTACCAGTGTGTATTTCGTCGTTGACGAACCACGCAATGGTTTCTTTACGGACCTGGAGATCGGGTACCTCATCGATGCCTTGAAGGGTTGGCTGACTTCTGCCAACTACAACAAGGTGCTCGGTGGCGAGTTCTAGGTTTCACTAGAACCTCGCAGTCGGTACTCCCAAGCGGAGTTAAGCGTTAGACGGTCCTGACCACCCCATATTAATGGAGGAGTCAGTGAAAAGACCGACCATGCTCGTTGAGGCCTTGATGCGTCAAGCATCTTTGGACCTCGGCTTGTCCGTAGAACGCGACATCGAAGTGATTCGACGTCGTTGCAAACATGAAGGGTTATCGTTTTTGACTTTAACCCTCCCGGTACTTTCAGATAACCTCGAAAGAGGCCTGGAAGCCGGATTCCTATCATGTGCGGGAAACTTTTCCCGTCATGGAAGTCTCCCCCGATTGCTCGGAGGTTTCTTCAGGAAGGTGTTTGCTAAGGATGGTAGGCTATTACCAGAACCATGCACCGATTCCATTTACTGGATTCGGCAGATCTGTCGCTTCTTAAAGAAGTTAAAGATCCCTTGCTCGCCTCGACGTGAGGCTAAAGCAATTGAGCATTTTCTGGCCGTAGAAGGCGAACTCCGTGAAAACACCCCTCAAGTTGAGAGGAAGGACGATGTCCTTGACACGATCTCTCGAATCATATGGCCTCAGGTATTTCCTGGGCTTGATCACGACGATCTTGTTTGTCATCACGGTCCTGGCTTCACTGCAGATCGTCGTCTCTCTAACGAGAGACATCGGATTGCAAAGTGGAACACCAGGAGCGAGTATACCTACCCCTCCGACTTACACTGCTTCCCCAATTACGGAGTCGCAGCAGAAGCCGGAAGATACGGGGCGGGTACGTCCGAAGTTCATGGAATCGACTACCTTAGTATAAGGGATGAACTCCCTGTACGAGTGGTATTCGTGCCCAAGACTTTGGCCGCGCCACGAGTAATTGCAATGGAACCCTCTCATATGCAATTCATGCAACAGTCCTATAAGGACCATATGTATGAAACGCTAGAGAGCCATCGCCTGACTAAGCGCTCTGTCCATTTTTCGGATCAGGGTCTTAATCAGTTACTCGCTTACCGTGGTAGTAAAGATAGACGTACAGCTACGCTGGACCTGAAAGATGCTTCTGATCGAGTGCACTTGCACTTGGTACAGAGGATCTTTAAGACCTCAGGTGCCCTCGAGTATCTCGAGGATGCACGTTCTTTACACGCCACGTTACCGAACGGTAAAAACATCGTTCTGTTTAAGTATGCTTCGATGGGTTCAGCTTTATGCTTTCCCGTAGAAGCGTGTGTATTTTACACACTTATTCAGAGTGCGATGCATATACTGGACGGAATTCGTCCGAGTTTACGATCAATCGAAAAATATAGTAAATTGATCGATGTCTATGGAGACGACATTATTGTCCCCGTAGAATACACGGACACGATCGTGC